CCAGTACGCTTGTAGTAATGCTTGAGAACCATAGTTCATAAGTAATTCGCAAGGATCTTTGCAACCTTTTAGACTGCCTACTTTTACTTTGCCTGCTCCTATTATTTTAGCAGCTTTTTCTATAGCAGTTTGACCTGCTGTATCTGAATCAAATAATAATATAACTGATTCAAATTGTCTTAGCCAAGTACGCTGTTCAAGTAATACGTTTGTACTTGAGGCACTTGATATTGAAACAACTGGGAATATTTTATTATATTTATCTAAGAATGCTTGAGCTACTGCGCATGCATCTAACTCTCCCTCAGTAATTACAACTGTCTTACCACCTGTCGCAGTGCTCTGACCGAATAATTCTACACCCTTGAAATCTCCGTGAGTACGGAAATCTTTAGGTGGCTTACGTTCTTTATAAGCTACGATCCTATTATCTTTAGTGTACGGACAAAAGTGTGATCCACTAGAACCGTCTGATTGTACTGACATCTTTATGCCAAAGTGATCTATCACCTGCTTAGAAATCTTTCTACTTGTGATAGGAAAACTGTTAAGCTCTTTAATTTCTTGTATGTTTATAGCTGATGCGACAGGTGCAAACGCTATATCTTTTGTTTCTTCCATATCATTTATCACTTTCTTTGTAGAATAATTACATGAGAAGCAGTGTGCTCCATCATCATATATAGTAAACGCATCTGATGAGTCACATTTAGGACACTCAGTTTGTACGTATGTACTCATTTCCATAACCTTTCTTTAGCTTGTCGTGTCTTCCTTCTTTTCAAAGAGCTTGCTTGCTTCTTCTGCATACGCTGCTCCTTCTTTAATTTTTGATTGTTGTACTCGTCCAACTCTGACGTATATATACTCTTGTCCTCTTGGCACGATTGTTTTGTGTAGTTCTGCATGATATACCTTATTGTCATTGAACTCTTCAAAGATTCCTTGGTATGTATCGAAGAGTGGTTTGATTACATTGTCAAGATCAGCGGCTCGGTTAGAGAAGCCAACTACAATATAAAATTCTACTTGATCAGAACCGAAGGGCCATTCGACCCCTCTAAGTTCTTCACGCAAATAGTATTGATAGTCAATGTACTGCCTCTGCTTTATCGCTTTGTTGCGGTACGTCATGTTGTTCGCTGACAACGGCTTCACCATAAAGGTGTGTTCTAATATCTTCATAGTCCTTCCATGTTGTTAACATACGTAGTAACTTATAGCTTATATCAAGCTGTTTAAGCGAAGCATTATGCTCACGCCATGTTTTCTTTACAGCATTCCATCTACGTTCAGCTGGTACTCCTTGTAAAATCTTCTCAGCTTTCTTTGGACCTATACCCTTAAGCCCAGGTATATTATCTGTGTTGTCACCAGTTAAACACTGTAACATCAGCGCCTTATGGGCTTGATCATCATCTACAAACTGCCATGTATCTTTGGTATAGTTGTAGTGATTACCTGGTATCTGTAGTAAGTCCTTATCTATACCGCAGATAACATATTGATCTTCAGTTTCTCTAGCTTCATAAGCCCAGATAGCTACAAGATCATCTGCTTCCATACCATGAGCAGGTACAGCACCTTTAGATACAGCGTAGTTAAATAAGAAATTTAGTTTCTTTCTTATTTCCTCATCAAGTTTAGGTCTAGTAGATTTGTAAGGCTCATATAAATCCTTACGGAAATTATCATTACCTTTAACTGCATATAATATATTAAACTTTTCTTCTTCATCGAATGGATTTGCAAGCTTATCTTTAATAGTATGCTCCATCTTACGACAGAATCTATCATAGTGTACGCGTAAATCCGATTCATCTTTAGATCCATACGCTACCTTAAAGAAGATAGAATCTGCATCTACAAACATATTTATATTTGACATTCAATGTACCTCTGCGTAGTTGTTTCCTATTGAGCCTTCACCTGCCATAATATTAACACCAACATTCTTTGGACCTTCAGCAAATGATTCTACTAATATCTCAAGAACTCTGTCAGCATCTTTATCTGCTACAGACCATGCAACCTCATCATGATAGTATAATCTAGGTTCTGCATCTAAGCCTTCACACTTTATCTTCTTCATCTGATAAGCTACAGCAGATTTAGTAGTCACTGCTTCACAACATTGAAGTAAGTAGTTAAGTGTTTGATAAGGTTGAGGAGTATACACACGACGACCATCAAGACCTGGTATGTATCCTTCTACATTACCTTGACTTGATGTTACCTTCCATATAGATTCTATCTTTTCTCTTAGAACCTTTAATCCTGGAATAGCATCACCGTATTTCTCCATTGATTCTGTACCAACCTTAGGTGATTTCTTACCTGATAGTACTTGACCTAGCTTAGCTGCACCTGCACCGAATAGATATGCATAGATCCACGTCTTAGCTGTACGTCTATCTGTACCTATAACATCTGCATTGTACTGATGTATATCACCAGATAATATTTGATTAGTTAGATCAGGTGAATTAACATAGTGAGCTAGTGATCTGAATTGATTACCACTAGAGTCAGCTCCGACAATCTTACGACCTTCTTCTGCTACTAGTAATTCGCGTAGCTCTTTACCCCACGGTGCTGTCACAGCAGGTAGATTAGCAATAACTTCATGACGACAACGGAATGTAGGTGTACCTACTACCCATAGTTTACCATGTAGTCTACCATTCTTAAGTTCACGACACCAACCTTTAACTACACCTGCACGAGACCTTAGTGTAGTCCAGTTATCTATGAGAACACCATGCTCACCTACTTTAGCAAGCGAAGTTGATGTAAGTTTTGGTGTAGTTTTCTGCCAACCATAGTCAGTTTTAATTACCTTCCAATCATCAGGCTCCCAACCTATACTATACAGATACTCTTTAACCTGTTCCATGTTACCGAGCGTAGCTTTAACTACAGTCTTACGTTGAAACTCCTTACCTACTGCGAACAAGTGTGTGTCCTTAGGACTGACAGGTCTGTTTAAGTATTCAGTTAACATGCGAGCTGTTGTTGCCGTATACTCTCCTTTCTTAGTAAACTTAGGAGTCTTAGCTACCTTATCTTTGTACCGTATAACGTCAGGTAAATTAGGTTCTATTACTTTTTCTATATCACTCATATCTATTACAAGTTTAGCTGCAAGCTTTGCTGCTGCATGTATATCAAATTCCCAACCATAGTGTCTACAATACGCATCGAACTTAGCTGTTTCCATCTCTGCTCTTAAGCCATTGCTTATATTAGGTTGTTTAGCTGCAAGCTCGTTAAGTTCTTTAGCTAGTACTCTAAATACTGCAGTGTTCAGCTTAACATCTCTTACACAATAGGTCATCATCTCATCTGAGAATCCAGACCAATCATCGTATTGGAATTTAGGATACTTAAGATGCTCACCCCATCCTGCAAGTCCATGCTTATGCGGCCGTCTGTAGTTGAGTACAAGAGAAGCTAACCAAGTATCAAAGAATTTTATGTTATACAAATCAATACCGTATATATTTAGTATCATAAGTGCATCAAATCCTATACCGTTATGAGCTACTAGTAGTTCTGCATTCTTTAGAACCGCTAAGCCTGTTAGTATATCTCCGTGATACTTATCTGATTGATCTGTGTATTTCATTATCATACCAGTATCTATATTCTCTATGACTAAGCACCATATCTTAGTGGCCTCTAGTCCGTCTGTTTCTATATCAAACGTCAGTCTCATTGTTTTCCTTTCCATTCTCACACATAGGGCATATATCCCCTGATCTATCTATTGATATGCGAGAAATTTCTATGTTGCATATTTCACATACGTAAGTGTCATAAGATTTTTGCGTTATAAAATCAGTATCAATCGTCATTCTGTTTAGCTCCATCCATTTTGTGTAGTATACTTTTGACATCTGCATAAAATCCATTATATTTAGAGGTTTTCAAACTATTAATAACATCCCAGTAACCTAAGCCCCCTAAGACGTTGACTTGAACTGTATCACCATCAACTAATAGTCGATCAGCTACACCATCCATTGGTCTATATTTCCATTCGCAGAATAAGAAAGTTTCTACTATATCACGTTGTCTTAATAGGTATATAAGCTTTTGACATGATAGGTTATACCATTTCTTTACGAACTTTACATCTACGTTACCGTATACAGGACATATACCGTCGATTTCCCATCGATCTGAGTCGTCCCATTTCTCTTGCTTTATCATATGCCATTCAAAGATTTCACATTCAATATCCATCTTTAACTTTTCTAATGTTCTACCACGAGGATTATATTTCTCAGCACGAGCGTCGCGTTGGTCTATAAAGTCTTGTGTTACTGGTATCGTTATCCAATTAGGGTTTTGCTCTTCCATTATAATACCTTTCTATAAACTTCTTCTAGTATTCCTGTTGTATGCGTATGGTCTGGACCTCGCCAACCTTTAGGTTTCACAAGATCTGGTAGTCCAAGAGGATTAGGTCTTGAAGGTTTAATACCTATTTCTTTCTTCATGTTAGCTTCCATTACAGTTGACCAAGCGTTATGAGCATCACATCCGAAAGCATCTAATGTTCCTATAGCTACAACACATAAGTCTATAAGACCATCAACAATTTCTTCAGCATCTCCTTCTTCAACTGCTTTAACTGTCTCATCTAGTTCTTCTTTAAGAAAGTTTAATCTAAATTTCATAAACTCTTTAAGATTATCGTAGTTTCTAAAAGCTAATTGCTCTGCCATCCAGTCATGAACGCCAAATTTACTATGCATGTCATCTATATTACTATGCCATTTGTCTGTTGGGTATACTACGTAAGGCATTACTGCTCTCCTAAGTTTAAAGCTAATTGTTTATTGTTATCTTCTAAATGTTTAAAGTGTCTTTCATATACATGTAAAGAACCTATCTGCATTATCACATCACCTAATCTAAGATTCTTTATCTTAAATAAGTTACTTAGCATTGCAGATTGTACGTATTTAAACCACGCTATGTCATTATTGTAGCCGTATACAGCATCTTGAGATCTCATTTGTACTACTGTATGCAGCTTATTCTCTTTAATAAAGAACTGTTGCGCGTTAGTACATGTGAAATCTTTACCTGCTATCTTATGCATGTCAGGTGTAGTATATATCATAACACTTTGTCTAGTATTATTATCTTTAAGCAGAGCTTTACACGCTGCTCTAAATTGATTACCTCTTTCATCACTGAATATACACCAGCCATAATTAGAATTAACTTCGCCATGTATGTCCTTGACATTGTTCCATATTTCTACAGTCTTACCGTATATATCGAATAGCTTTTGTACTTTTCTATCTTTAGATATGTACCACTTTAATTCTGCATCGATATAATATCTATTAGGTATACCGAATATAGAACTTAGATCAGCTTTAAACGATACGCCTTGTAGTTCTACCGTACCGTTTCTTATTCTATTTAGTTTGTATTCATCTCGGAATAATTTCCTGATGTCTTTAACTAAAAGCATTAGTTATCCTTTTCCATTTTAACATTTTCTAGATATGCTGCAAACATAGCACAGTATACTGCCATGTCTATGAGCGTGTCTTCTAAGGCTTCGAAGTTTGTTTCTTGATCGCCTTCAACTATATTTCTCATACGTAAATACTTTGTATGTATCATATGAATATAAGACTTATCGCCGAACGGAAAGTAGTCTTCTTCTGACCACATTCCACCTTGATAGTCTCTGCTCTTTCTTTCCTTAAGTTCAGCAGCTTCTTTAAGAACCTGCACGGCAGTAACTTTCGCCATAGGTTTTTCCTTTATATTATTAGTGATTGAGAAAACGCTCTCGGGCGTTTTTGTTTGTTTACCTGAAAGATAGTTTGGAATTGATTCTCCTCTAGACTCTAACCATTTTTCAGTATCTCTTATAATCTTTAAGTAGTCCGTCATATTTCACTCCTTACGAGATGCTGGTTTGTTAAATTTTTTAAATGTCTCCTCAAAGACACTTAACTTGGAGGTTTACATGGGTTACGAGAACTGCGGCAAGCATCCTAATTCCCTTAAGCAACTCAAGCCCTATATGGACTCTGAGAAAGCTAAGGAGATGCAGGCTAAAGGTGCGGAAGCACGAAGACAGAACAGGCAACTTAGGGAGTCCATGAAATTATCTGCTTCTGAATTTAGAAAAATCAGAGATGAGATAATTACAGAGATGCCCACGGCAGTTGATATTCTTAAAGTACAATTAATAAAAGCAATGCAAGTTGAAGATCAAGATACGATTGAGCGCTTAGCTATTGCATTAGCAGAGTACGAGCAGCCAAAGCTGCAAAGAGTAGATCAAACAATGCGGAATATTGAGACTACTGAGCTCTCAGAGGAAGAATTGGACCGCAAAATTAAAGAACTTTCAGTGCGAGCTGGGGGTTAGGGATGCAGGATATTCATTTCTAGTTTTCTAAAAACAAAGCCGCTAAGAGTACTTAATGTACTTTTAGCGGCTTTTTTATTTAAGCTCCGTCATCGACACTACTATCGTCAACAGCAAAACTTACTTGTATTATATCATATTTATTCTTAGTGGTTTTAGTTTCTGTAATGATCCATTCTACTGATGGGCATGAGTGAAGCCAGTTAAAGAATTCACTTCTGGTCATGACATTTCTGCTAGACTACAGAATTTACCATCAGCGAAATTACGTGCGACTCTTAAGTAACCTCTATTATTACTTAGAGTACCTTTTTCACCCCATCTGCTAGTAGTACGTATGAATCTTAAGTTTTGTGAACCGATAGGAAATCTTTTATCATCTTTAAATTTGATGGACCACGGAGCTCTTATTCTATTTACTAATTTAGTGCCGTTCATACTATATTCCTTTCTATGTGGGTGTTAGG